ATTATCTGGCGCGGCTTCCGCGCTAGCAAAATCAAGTGCATCAATTGAAGTGCCGTCAAAGAGTGACGTAATCCACACACGTTGGCTGTTGGGCTCGTTAAAAACAAAATAGCCATCTAAATAGCCGACAGTCACGGCGCCTGGAAAATCAGGGTCCGTAATGGGGACAAGCGTGTCTGACAAACTGTTGTAGATGTAACCGTCTGGGTTTGCCGCGATAAAAATTTGAATACCGTTGTCCGCCATCGACACAGGGCCCGTGCCTGAGATAGTTCCGATAACGTTAGGCAACGCGTTCTCTTGCAAGATTCCGCCACCGTCTTCAAGAAGGGCTAACGAGCCGTCTTCTAGCAATAGTTGGTTTAATGCGCTAGGCGCAAAATTTGCGTCGAGCTTATAAAACTCATTGCCAGAAACTACGTAAATATGATTTTTAAGCGTATACAGCCCGCGAATGGGCCCCGTGCCTACTGTTGTCTTAAAGCTCAAGCCCGGACAACGTTGTAAATACGCAGGCTCTTTGCCCCCTTCCGGTATGACCTCGGGGTACAAATTAACCATACGATTATCGGCGGCGTTAACCGACCGAAGTACGTATGAGGAGCCGAGAATCGGCGTCTTCATTAGAAGTTCCCAGCGTAAATATTGTAGCGGTTACGGCGTGCGATCACGCTGTACGGCATCGACATTATGTCGTCAGGGTTGTTGATGCGCTTGAGATTGCGCTTGCTCGTCATCGCAATGCGTTGCACTTGCGGTGACGGTTCAACCCCAAACTCCGGCGCCAACTCCATCGCTAAGTTATAGCGAAACGCGCGCAAGTAGCCTGGCGGAAAGGCAAGCGTTGTATCAAGCGTCGCCGGCTCAGAGAGCTCAAGCACTGAAATGATGTGAAACTCTAGCAGACGCGTGGGTACTGGATATAAGTACATCGTCACGTCGGGGTGCGTCATATTAACCCACATAACTTGCGGGTATGTGCTCGTAACGGTCTTCACGGCAATGTTGTTATATTGCAACTCATTGACCATTCGGATGCCGTACGACACGTTCGTAGCGGGGTCACGAAAATACGTTGAGTCCAAGATCTGCACGGGACGCGCGCCGACAAAATTACCCGTCGGACCGATGGTGCGAACGCGCTCGCTAGGCGTCCACGAAAAGGTTTGATCTTGCGTGGCGTACACTGACAATCGCTCAGTGTTCCACGAGTCGATCATTTGGTTTAGTGCGGTAAGCGCATCGGCAGAAGTTTCCGCAGAAGGGACTTCGCCTTCTGCCAACTGTCCGATCAACCGCAACGCGCCGTTAATTTGGTCAGCGGCGGTAGTCATGGCTTATTCCTTCCTCTTTCGACGCGTTCTTAACTTGTTGTCGGCCATAACGGAGTCCGACGGTGCAAAAGTTTCCTCTTGCACCGCCGGTTCCGCAGGGTCGTACTCTTCCCATCCGTTCTGGTAATCCATAGCGACTTCCCTATCGGAAATCGCCACCTTGGTCCCGTGAACGGGATGACGAAGATAGTAGTGCATAGTTACGGAAGAATACCGTAAGTTTGCAGTTTGCTCTCTAGTTCCGACACGCGATCCTGAAGGTTCTTGACCACAGACAACACCGTGTTGCCTTCATCTTTAGTAACGAAGCCAAACGGGGAGCTGTTGGTTAGATCCTGAATTGCGTAGTCAGGTGAGCCAGGAGCGGTAAAGGTAATGTCGGTAAGTGCCGTCGTATTCGCAGCCACTTCTGGGACGAAGCGAGCTCCGTCCAAAAGCTGATCTGCATAGGCGACACCAATCGGCTTGGTGTTAGGCATGAGCGTAGTCCTCTAGGCAGTGCCCCCTACGGTATCACCCGTAGGGGGCGTTTGCTATTACGAGATGCGGTAGACAGTCCACGCACCGTCGCCGGTCTTACGGCAACGGAAGTGACCTGACGTGGCCGCCGCTACAGCGCCTGCGCCTACAAGCGTCCAGCCCGTGCCCGCAGCAACCGTGATCGCATCCGAACCCGACGCATCAATGTTGATGACGAAGAAGTCGAACGCTGCGTCAACTTTTGCAGTGGACGAATAAGCAGCTTCCCAATCCGCAACGGTCGGAAGGGTCAGATTGCCTGCCGTGCCGTTGAAGGTGAAAAGACCGCCTGCAAGCTGCGCTGGCGTAGCCGTTGCGCCTGCCGTAAGCGCCACAGGGGCGCCTTGGGCAAACATGACCGGCTCGCCAACATTGCCAGCGCTGATCTGATAGCCACCAGTACCATTAGAAATTGCCATTTTTCAATACTCCGTGAATAAGGTTAAACATTAGCCCCAGAGGCGCACGGCCATCTGCGGACGAATGACCCCATACCCGTACAGTACGTCAATACGGCAAGGCATACGGTCGTTGTTGATGTCGTACTGACGGACAACGCGCATGGAGATGCCGTTGTGGACCTGACGGCTCGCCATGTCAACGCCCTGCGGGAGCAGGAGGTCGGCGGTGGCAAACGTGATCGCGTCCTTGTGGTACACCAAGTTCTGCGCGTACTGGCCGCTAGCCGCACCCAAGAAGGTTACGACGTCGCTGGCTTCCGGCAGCTTGCTGACGGTGGCGAGAGCGTGAGTCGGGCCGTAGACCGCTGGCGCAAACTCCACATCCGCAAACTCGGTCGAAGCCGAGGTGACGGTGTTCTGCACCACGAACTGCTGCAACGCGCCGGTTGACTCGCGGGTCTGCGGGTTGACCGCATACACGCCAGCAATCGTGAACACGTCGCCAGGGACGAGGGTGTTGCCGTCGGTCACGTTATCGAACGTCAGCGTGTTGGCGCCTTCGGTCAGCGTGGTCTTGACAATCGGAGTATCCGAACGCAAGGCCGAACCGTTGGTGTGCTGCTTGATCGACTGAGACATGTTGATCTCGTCGTAGCCCAAGATGCCTTCGCCCATCATGCCGTTCTTAAACTGACGGCTGATGGAGTCAACTGGGTTGAAAAGACCCTTCATGCCCTCGACCAACGCGGCGTTGGCGGCAGGGTTGACGGTCGCGTAGCGCGGCGCCATGCCCGCAGCGGCCTCGTTGAGCTTCTGCTGCGCCTGCAACAGAACGAGCGAGGTGCCAGGCGTGGTGCCGGGGGTGCCGACTGACTGGAAAATGCTCTTGTACGAGTTCGCCACGTCGGCGTCGATGCTGGCGGCCAACTGGCTGATACGCGGCTTCAACACGCGATCTGCGAAGTCGTCCAACTGGAGAGCCATCTCGGCGCTCGTGAAGTTGATGCCGATGTGCTTCTGCGAAGCGACAGTGAGAGTCGTGAACTGCTCGTTGTCGGACTGCACCTGAAGCGCGGCGCCATCGGTCACAAGGGCACGATCCGGCAAGCGGATGCGGAGGGTCGAACCGATCTTGGCACCTTCGACAGCGAAGCTGTCGTCGTACTGACGGTTCACGTTACGGGTGAGCACAAGGTTGTTCTCAAGGATCTCAAGAGCCTTCCTCGTGATCATGTCAATAGTCAGAAGTGAATTAGCCACAATAAATCTCCAAAATGAAGTTAGCGGTTACGACGCGCTTCCCACTGTTTCATCTGCCGCATGCGCTCAGCTTCGATCCACTCAGACGTGCTCATGTCTTTAATTGAGCGAGGGTCTGTCGTGTCTCGGGCCGGTGCGCCTGCGACTTTAGCCGTTACCGGCTTGATCGGCGGGGGCGCGTTGGTTGTCTTTTTAACCGGCGGATTGTCGGCTATTTTAGCCTCAATTTTGCCGATTTCCTTGGCTTGTAAATAGGGCGACAAGCGGGAAATGCGCTCAGCTTCTTTTGGATTCGAGCCCAAGTAGTAAGCCACATCGGGGCCTACGTCTGAAGCCTGAATCGTCTCCGCCATCACGGTCGTGATCGGCAGCGCTCGATTGTACGCGACTTGCTCGAAGTCATCGTACTTCTCTCGCGCGGCCTCTTCCCGCTCGTGATACGCCTCCAAAAGCTCCATTTGCTGACGTTGCGCTTCTCGCTGGGCTAGAAGTTCTGCGGCTTTACGCTCGGCAAGCGCCTCGGCGTAAGCATCAGGATCTTCCTCCTTCGCGGGCAGCGGCGTCGCATCGGCCTTGGGGGCTTCAGCGGCTTTAGCAGCCTGTTCGCGTTCCCACTTGCGACGTTCTCTCGCAAGCCGTTTGCCGACCATCGCGTCTAACTCTTCTTGAGTAAACGTCTTGGCGGGCTTTTCCTCCGGCTGTTCTGCCTCTTGGGCAACTAATTCGGGTTCCGGTGTGGCCGTCACTTCCGGTTCCGGCGCGGGAGTCTCTTCCGCTACAACTTCAGTCTCTTCAGTCATTGTGATTCCTAATGAATCCCTGGTGAACCGCACCAGTACAGTTAAACTTTACCTTGCTCGTTGCGTAAAGGCAACTTTATCCAAAGTATGGCTCAACGTCTTCAATCTCAAGTAAGAACGTTTGACTGGCTGGATCAATTGCGCTTGTTGTTACATTAACAGCTTGAATAACCACCGCATTCTCTGCGTTATCTCTTGCGTAAAACGTATAGCTGACGCCGTTATCAATTGTTGAATACACGGGGCGCCCACGAACCAAACTTGTGCGCTTGCATCCATCAACGTCTGCAACGTAAACCGCGCCGGTATTTGCGGAGATTGACCCGAAATCGTAAATAAGCGGAATACGAAATTTAAAAAACGAGTTTTGATTAGTCGGGGTTACCGCGCCAGTTGGAGGATCGTCCGTGTTTTCCCAAGTAATTAGTTTAGGCCAGTTTTTTGCAATATTGTCTTTTACCCAGTAATAGGTAGAACCTGTCGCTAATTCTTCGCAGATGTTTACAAACCCAGCTGATCCCGCTGTACCGTCGGCGATAGCAGTGTTATTGCGAATGCTGATATTAGCGATCTGAGTGTCTGAATTAAGATAGGTGTCATCACCAACTAAAATAACGCTAGATAGACTTGAGGACACATTGCGACGGATAAAAGTATTGCCTTCAATGTAAACATCTTCTCCATTTAATATGTAGATATTAGGAGGTAGCGCAGCCGTCACTAACAAATCATCGTCAAATGTGTTATTGCAAATCGTAACGTAAGAGGTTGCATAGGATGTTGGCACTAACTGCTCGCCAATTAAAATGGTGTGGACCGCATTGGCGCGATTAGTGAATGAATTACCCTCAATTAGCACATTTGTGCAGTTAGTTGAGTCAGAAGTTACATGGGCAACTTCAAGGCAACAATCTTTGCAATCATAAAATTTATTGCCCGTAAACGTTACATTTGAAGAACGCGCAATAACGGCTGCGGATCGAAAGCTACCATCGCCCGTGGTGTAGCGATGCTTACGAATAACATTGTTAGCAATAACGTTATTACAGTTTGTTCCACTAGCCTGATAGATGCTGTGGCGGTCGCAATTTTCAATAGTGTTATCAAAAATATGTGAGTCGGTGGTGTTGGGGATATGAATGCCATACCCCGAACCAGACACCGTGCCCGGAATGTCTTTGAGAATGTTGGCGTATACCATTGCTCGCGTCCACGATCCCGTAGGAAAAGCGTTTAACGAGATGCCGACATTTATCTGGCTAATGTTAAGATCGTGGAATCGAGTATTGCTAATGGTTTGCCCAGTAGCCGCACCGATAGCTGTTTGGCCGTAGCCCGAGTTGTTCTCACCTACCAGCGTCATGCTGTCGATCTCAATGTCATCGCAAGTGCCGACAAGCTGAAAGATGTACGCGCCTGATGCCGCGCCAGAGAGGAACACGCGACCCTTGCCAGTCAAGCGGATGCGCGTCTTGTTGGTGATAGTGAGGCTGTCGTTGATCTTGTAGTTGTTGCGGAACAGAAGCGTATCGCCCGCTACTAATGAATTTATAGCCGCTTGAATAGCCGTTGTGTCATCTGTTACCCCATCCCCCGCTGCGCCAAATTGTTCCGGCGTGACAGATGAAATCAGAAACGATGACGGGACTTTTTTAGTAACGTTTGCTTGATCTAACGGAATAACCTCATCGCCCGTAAGCGGTGTGGTCGCATCCGGCAACTGAGAAATTTTAATGGTAGTCATATTGATTGCTCTTTACGGTTAAGCGCTGCCATTACGCGTTCACAGATCGACTAATCTCTGTCCAAAAGACGCCACCGACGCCGGAACCGTTACCAGTCTGTAAGAGGCTGATAATGTCCCATTGACTCGCGGTGAACGCCGAGCCGCCCGACAATCGTTTAGCAGTCGTATTCAAAACGAACGCTGTTGAATCAGGTGAATGGATATGGATCACCTGACCATAGACACCATTCGTGAAATTAGAGATTTCAGATGACGCATTAGCCGACGTAACATCGATACGAAAGGTGGGGTATCGACTAAGTGCGGCTACATCCACATTG